TTCAATATGTTACCTTTGGAAGTACTCAAACTTAAAACCTTTGATGCGTTAGTTCCAGAACAATCTCCATACGGATTGTTTACAACACTTGACATAACTGAAGAGGATATACAAAGAGAAGGAGGTTATCCATTACCTCGTCAAAGACTTGCAGAGATACACATGGAGTTGTTACAGCGTGGAGCTATGGGTGTAGGTTATGTCATGTCGTTTAGTGAAGCTGATAGATTTGGAGGTGATCAAGAGTTTGCTGATGTATTAAAACTGTATCCAAGTATATTGTCTATGTTTGAATATAACAATGGAGAGTTTCCTAGAACAGAGGGAACAGTTATATTAGGAGATGATATAGGTGGTTATGAATTATCCGGTGTTGTAGAGAATATAGACTTGTTGAAGTCTAATGCAACTCAAGGTATTGCATCTGCTCCTATAGATGTTGATGGATTAGTACGAAGATTACCTTTGTTAATGAGAACTCCTGATGGTTGGGTAGCATCCTTTGGTACACAAGTTTTAAAAGTATTAGCAGGTTCTGATACGTATATAATTAAAACCAATCAGAATGGTATAGAAGAAATACGAGTCAAAGGTATTCCTGCTGTGCCGGTAGATTCACTAGGTCGTAAGTGGATTAGTTGGGTTGATACACCTTCAACCACATTACAAGAGATGGATGTTCAAGGTAAATTTGTGATTGTTGGAGTCACAGCTAATGGTGTAATGCCACAGCTAAGTACACCGGTTGGATTGCTAGAACCACACAAAATTCAAGCTGCATTAGCAGAGTCAATCTTGGTCCAGAACAGCCCTTACATACCTGATTACAGTCTAGCTGTAGAGATGCTCATATTTACCCTCTCAGTCGCCTGTATTTGGCTTGTATTGAACGTATTTGGTATCACCCTTGGATTGGTATTCGCAGGACTTATCGGAGCTCTAACAGCGTTTTCTGGATACTACTTAATTCAGCGTGGAATCTTGATAGATGTGTCGTGGTCTTTGATCTCACAGTTTGTGACTGCAAGTGTAGCTTTCTATCTAAATTATAGGACACAGTTTAAACTTCGTCAGCAGATTAAGAAACAATTTGAACACTATCTAGACCCTGCCCAAGTTAAAAGATTACAAAGTAATCCGGAACTTTTAAAGCTTGGTGGTGAGAAAAGATATTGTACTTTTTTATTTACAGATGTAAGAGGATTTACTGCAATGTCTGAGAAGCTTGATCCTCAAGATGTAACATATGTCATGAACAAAGCATTGACTGTACAACAACAAGCTGTTCAGAAACATGGTGGGATGGTAGATAAATATATTGGTGATGCAATGATGGCTATCTTCGGAGCACCATTAGACTTGGAAGGACACGAACAGAAAGCAGTAGACTGTGCTTTAGATATTCAAGAAGGAATGATAGAACTAAATAAAGAACTAGATAAACAGGGTATAGCTCCTATTGCTATTGGTATTGGTATCAATAGTGGTGAAGCTGTGATAGGTAATATGGGAAGTGAAACAAGGTTTGATTATACTGCTATTGGTGATGCTGTAAATACTGCAGCTAGAACTGAGTCAGCTTGTAAAGAAGCAGGACATGATCTACTTATTACTAAAGCGACCACATCCAAATGCTCGAATACTTTTGAAGTTTTAAAACCTATACCTGTAAAAGGCAAGACAGAACCATTAAAAATTTACACACTACTGTAGTCTACAATTTAAGTCTGATTCTATTTTGTTATGTATTTTATCTAGTTCAGTACTAGCTGTACGTAAGGTAGTTTTTAAAGTACTAAACATGATAGGATTGAATCGTTCCTCGATCTCATCAATATCACTGATACTACGTTCACTATATACTTTTCCTTTTTGATCAATTACTAATTTGTAGCTAATCAATGTGGCTTCATTCTTTTTCATTTTGCAATTCCGTAAAAGTTAAACTTCCATGATTTCCTCTTAGCCCTGCTTTCATATATGACGTTGCCTTACCTTCAAAAAAGTTTTGATGTTCGACACCGATCACTTCATCAATCCACTCCAATGGATTATCTTTTTGTTTAAAGTTTGGTTTTAATCCCAACTGTAATAATCTTCTATCAGCTATGTATCTGTTGTATGCATACATTTCATCCTTGGTAAGCCCTTCAAGATTACCCATCTCAAATACTAAATCAAGAAACTTATCTTCTAATTCTACCATCTTCCTGCAGATATCATACAATTCTTTCTTTAGATCATCTTTCCAAATGTCAGGATTTTCTTTGACAAACTCTCGAAATAGTTTAGTCATAGCTTCAACATGTAAAGACTCATCACGTATAGAGTACGTGACAATCTGACCCATACCTTTCATCTTACCATACCTCGGAAAGTTTAACAAGATTGCAAAGCTACTAAACAACTGCAGTCCTTCGGTGAATGCAGAGTAAACTGCTAAAGCTTTAGCTATCTCTCGTTTGTTCTTTCTTGTTGGTTTGAAGTCTAAAAGATATTCATGTTTGTTAGCCATCTCTTCGTACTCTGCAAATGCTTTGTACTCTTTGTCAGGCATACCAATAGTTTCTAACAGTTGACTGTAGGCTACCTGATGTATACCTTCCATGTTTGCAAAAGCTGACATCATTAATTGTGCTTCAGGTTTTCTGAACAATTTCATATACTTATGAATATATGCTGAACCAACATCTACGTCTGACTGTGTAAACAATCTAAATATTTGTTTAACTAAGTTGCGTTCTTCATCCGTGAGATGGTTGTTCCAATCTTTTACATCTGTGTTTAGAGGTACATCGTTTGGTATCCAATGCATCTGTTGTTGTAAATCCCAGTAGTCAAACATCCAAGGATGCTCGAATGGTTTAAAATAATTTTGTGTTCCTAATAAGCTCATTTATTCTCCATTTTTATAACTAGCATACTGTGATAGCAGCCATTTATTATATTGTTTCATATACTCCTCTTGGCTTAAGATGGTCGAACCAAAGGATGAATTTTCATCACAGTAATCTAACCACATTCTAGTACAGAACTGACGAAAGGTATCCTCTTTCATTTAAAACTCCTTGAGTAATAAATCAAGTTTCTCTTGTGCTGTAGCCATCTTGTCCATTAATAAATCCATTGACTCGATTATATGTGGATGTTCAGCTACTCCCATACCTAACTCAAAATAAGTTTTAAGTTCTGATTTAGCAATTGCTATCTCAGCTTCATACTTTTTTTGTAACGCATCAAATCTATCTTCATACATGGTATTATATTTTTCGTCTGTCATATCTTATCCTTCACAGCTTATACATTCTGTGTCTTCTAAATTAATTCTTGCTATTCTTACATTTACATTCTCAGCAGACTTAGCTGCATCTGATCTAAGGTAGTACAATGATTTTAAATTGTGCATAGCATACCAATGTACATCATTCAAGTATTGTAAAAATTCATCGTGTACTTCTTGAGACTCTGTAGCCTTGGGTGGTACAAAGAAAAGATTAACACTTTGACTTTGACAAATATACTCTTGTCTTATCTTTGCATGTTCTACTAAATGTAATTGATTTATCTCATCTGCTGTTTTAAATATTTCTTTTTCTTCTTTATTAAATATTTTAATATTTTGTATAGAACCTCTTTCATTTGAGATATCTTTCCACACCTTTTCTCTTTCTTCGGCACTAAGTCCTTTCTTTTTCAGAAGCTTTTCTAAAAATTTATTTTTAACTTTGTAGTTACCGGATAAAGTTTTGTGCGTATATACGTTAGCACGATATGGTTCAATGCTAGGGGAAGTGCCACCACATATAATACTACTACTGGCATTAGGAGCAACAGCCAAAAGATGAGAGTTACGCTTATTGCTACCATGTATATCAGGAGCTTCACCACGTTCTGCAGCAAGGTATTTAGTAGCATCTTCAGCTTTGGATTTAATTCCTGCAAAGATACGATTGTTGATGCCAGTTTGTTGTAGCCCATTAAAAGATAATCCTTTACTTTGTAGATACGAGTGGAATCCCATTGCACCCAATCCAATTGACCTTTCTCTGTAAGCTGAGTATGCAGCTTTAACCATACCTTCTTTACCTTCTTTAACATAACTTTTAAACCTCTTAAAATTTGCAGTGTAACCTCCCAGTTTTTCTGTGTGTACTATTTCTCCAATGAAATGCTCTAAAACATTATCAAGCATCGTCACTAAATCTTTAATAAAGTCTTCGTTCTTAGACCACGAATCATAGTATTCTAAATTGACACTTGATAAACAACATACAGCAGTACGTTCTTCATTTGTAGGCAGAGTAATTTCTGAACACAGATTACTTTGTTTTATCTCTAGTCCTAAGTCTTTCTGTCCTTTAGGTAGAGCTTCATTACAGGTATCAATGTTAATAAGATAAGGCTCACCAGTCTCTGCACGAGTCTCAAGTAAACGCATCCATAATTCTCTAGCACTAATAACTTTCGTAGGCTCATTAGTCTTAGGGTCTATCAGTCTCCATTCATCATCAGTTCTGACAGCTTCTAAAAATTCATTAGTTATGTTGACTGCGTTGTGTAAGTTAAGATTCTTTCTATTGATATCACCACCTGATGATTTACGCATATTAATAAACTCTTCGATCTCCGGATGAGATATATCAGAGTAAGCTGCATAACTTCCACGTCTTGTAGTGCCTTGATTGAAGGCAAGCATTTGAGAGTCTACGACATGCATAAACGGGATTGATCCAGTAGAACGAGAGCCGTTGCCAGTTGACACGCCATCACTCCTAACATCTCCCCAATATCCACCGATACCTCCACCTGAACTTGCGAGCCATATGTTTTCATCATAGTGATGAGAAAGACCAACCCTTGAATCAGGTACGTAATTGAGAAAGCAGCTAATAGGTAAGCCACGAGTTGTTCCCCCGTTACTAAGTATAGGAGTGCTAAACATAAACCAATGATCGGATGCATAATTGTATAACCTCTGTGCTAAATTAAAATCTATATTACCTTTATATGTAGCTCCAAATACTGCAGCTCTTGCAAAAGCTTCTTGTGGACTTTGTTCATTTTCCCAATAGTATCTGTCCTGTAATGTATCAATACTAAACTTGTCTAGTTTTTTATCCTTATTGTAATTTATTTGAATACCTAAATATTCTTTAATCATCGTCCGTGTCTCCTAAATGTATACCTATTATAGCATAGTGAATAATTTTTAGCAAGTCTCTCTTGTTTTTCCCATCTTTTTTACCATACCGCATAGCATACTTCATAATATTCCCCATGCAAAAACCTTCTCCATGTCCTGCATCTATAATCATATCAGTTGCTTGGTACTTAGAGTGAGCATAGTGTTGCTCGTAAGTTGCATCAATATAATCTTGAATTTCTTTTATAATTTGTCCTTCATTAAATTTATATTCCATTGTATCTCCTAGTGTATAATGGCATCGGCAGGTATACCACTCATCCTCTCATCTATTTTTGTATTTAATAATTCTTCTAATCTTAGTAATATTTCTATTTCAATTTCATCAACAGTATGTCCTTGTAATATCGTACCACCAAGTACGAACAACAAATCTTCTAACTTCATATCATCAAGATTAAACTCAGCCATGTTGTTGTAGTAATTCGTCTAAGGTTATATTAAGATTTTTCTTGAGTTTCTTTTCAACCCATTTGTGATTCATAAATGAATGATGAATAGTAAAACCTTTGTAATAATATTCTTGATCAGGTAAAGCTTGGTTTAAAGTTTCCGGAGTTACTTTATCAGTATCTTCTGTTAATAAACTATTAATCCAATCTATCTGTAGTTCTTCTGCTTTCTTACGTATTAATTTACTTTTCTTTCCATTCATGAGTAATCTCCTGAACTCTTGGTTCAGTAACTATATCTGTGAAAAAGACAGGACCTCTTGCGTAATCAAAGATACGCAGTCCTTGTCCGTTATTAGATTCCGAGTGGCATTCTAGCTTGTGAGGACACCATGTACATTCTCTCGGAAGTTTGAAGTTGCCACCAGTTCCGTCTGCTATCGGTTGATAACATAACTCCGGTGGTTCAGGCTTTTTTAGAGTTGCCTTCAACCTTTTAATTTTAGACTTTATATCAGGTTTGTCAAGTTCATCTGGTCTAAAAAACCAAAGTTCTCCTGTTTCTTTATTGATAGCTAGAAAACCTCCTTGATCTGTGCCTTCTGCTTCTTCATATCCGGCAAGCTGTGCCATGTATCCAAAGCTATCATTCTCAGGTAGAGTTCCGTTCTTAAATTTATTAAATGCAAAGCCTGATGTCGATTTAATATCAACAACTTCTCCATTGATTTTACAATCCATGTGTCCTTTGATACCACCTACATTTACTTCTTTCTGTTGATCAGTTATTTTATGTCCGGATAGTTTAACAAGGAAGACAACAAGAGCTTCTAGTATATGACCATACAAAAACTTAATCATCAAAGTAGCCTGTAAATCTTTAGCTTTGATTTTAGAATGTTTGTTATACCAAAGCTGTCGAGCAGGTTTACCTATGTTAGACATACGTAAAGCATCTTTAGTCTTAGGTTGTTTTTTAACCCAGTCTCGTAAAGCTGATTTCATATCTTCACCAAATGAATCAATCATTTCGTCTGAGATATCTAAGCCTTCCCCTTTGGTTAAAGGTTTTAAAGCTTTGTATATATCAGGTACTATGTTTTCTAGTTTCTTTTTCATTTTACATGCTCGATAAAGTGAAGTTCTCTTGTATCAGGATTAAATCCTAATAGCTTAACTCCTAATTTTTGTTGTAATTTCGTCCTTGTTTTTTTACAGTTAGGTTTCTTACTATTGTTATGGTTGGTATGTGTAGTCTTTACATCAATTAACAGGGTGTTACCTTTCTTGTCCATAGCAATCATATCGACAGGACCAGTACAACCTGAGTTTTGAAACACTTCATATCCATTATCCCACAACCAAGTTACTGCATAATATTCTGCAAAGTCTCCTTTTCTATTTGAATCTTTAATGGGTTTCACTCCAGTCACCTCCAATTTTATATTCACCTGTGAGTGGACAACGTAGGTCATAATACTCACCTGCTTTTTCTATACATCCTACAGCTAACTCACCTACGAAGTCTGCTATATCTTCTTTAACTTCCATTTGCCATTCATCATGGATATTAGCTACGAACTTAGCATCAAGAGCATTTAATTTTATCAGACTTTGTAACATAAGTAAAGCTCTTTTCATAACTATTGCACCACCACCTTGTAATAAACTATTGAGTGCTGCATGTTCGTTACGAATAAATATCTTTCGACCATCTAATCCTTTGAGGTATCCTCGTTTAGCTGCTCTCGATACCCTGTCTCTAAGAACTTTAAGTGATGGATTATTATCGAGGAAAGACTTTCTAAGTCTTGCACCATCCCTTTGGTTTCCTCCAACCACTGACCCAATCTTCGCATCTCCTGCTCCGTATATGAAGGCATAGATAAATGTCTTTGCCTGATCTCTTGATTTAAGTCCTGCAGCTTTTTGATTAGCTGTGTGTATGTCTCCTTCTGTAACTTCATTCGTGTATTCCTTGTCGTCCATGTAGTGAGCAAGCATTCTTAATTCTAAACCACTTGCATCTATACCTACTAATTTATAACCATCTTTAACAGTCCAACATGATCTACATTCTTTACCATACTCACTGGCAAGACTCGGAACTTGTGCTACATTAGGAGCACGATGAGACATACGACCAGTTATTGTACCATTAGGTATAACAAAACCATGTACTCGTTTATCGTCTTGAACAGCTAGTATCCAAGAATCAATCTGAGCTATTCGTTTTTGTAGTAAAAGAAACTCTGCTATTAATCTAGCTTCTGGTATATTCTTAACTTTAGCTAGAGAAGATTCATCTACAATCGGCATACCAGTAGGAGTAAACCTATTAGGTTTCCAACCAAAGTCTGTTAGATACTCACCAATCTGTTTACGAGAACCTAAGTTAAAAGGTTGTAGCTTTTGTCTCATGAAAGGTTTGTAATCACCTGACTCAATCAATCTATCATACTCTTCTGCAGTTAAACCAGACTTAGATAAAGTTCCATCCTTTTTTAATTTAGGATGTACTTGTTTTACATCTACCATCTTTGGTTTAAATACTTGCTGAACTTCTTTCTCAACTTGGAACATACGTTCTTTAAGTTGAGCTACCAACATCATTGCATATTCTTGATTAAACTCGAACCCATTGTCTTCTTGTTGTTTAAGAACTTCTGCAACTCCATGCTCTAATGCAATAGAATCCTCTCCAAAGTTTTCACCTTCTTTCAGTAGACGTTGATATACTTTTTCATTTAGTATTACGTCCTGTTGACAGTACTTTAACATGTCTTGAGAAAATGAATCCCAATCTTCAGGCTGTTCATTTTTTGGAAAGCCTACAATGTAACCCCAAGTTTTTAAACTATGACCATTTTCACGTACAGGATTAAACAATCTAGACATTACAAGAGTATCTTTTATTTTATGCTTAGATAAATCAACACCATATAGTTTATCGATAACGGGTATATCAAATCCTAGTATGTTGTGACCAATCAATACATCAGCATCTTGTAAATACTCAATCCCTTTTTCAATTTTATCAGGACCAAAAGATACAACAGGTTCATTTAAAGGTTTGGCTACAATACACCAAATCTTATCAGGTTGTAATCCGTTCGCTTCTATATCAAATACTACTTCTTTCATAACTTCTCCTAAAATGGTACATCATCAAGAGTAACTTCATCAGTAACCTCATTCATTCTACCAGTCTGTACATCATAAAGCAAGCTGCAAGCTAATCCTGTATCACCTGTGTACCTAGATTTAAGTACACGAACTTTAGTTGTATTAGATTCCATTTCATCTTCGGCTTGTTGGTTACGTTCTAATGCAATCACACAGTCAGATAGTTGTGATATACCTTGAGATCCCTTGAGGTGAGACAGAGATACTTCAATACCTTGCTCGTGTCCTCGATCACCGGATGCTCTACGTAAATGTGATACTAAGAACATACCTACACCAGTCTCTTCAACTAAAGAACGAAGACGATTCATTAGGTTATCTATACCTCTACGTTCATCTGATTCGGTTAATTGATTAACTAACATATGTAAGTGATCTACAATTACCCAGTCACATTCACAACCTACGATCATGTATCTTAGTTTAGAAAAGATTTCATCTATATCTGTAGCTCCAAGATGAGCATGTATAAATACTTTATCTTTCTGAATAACTTTATCAAACAACTCTTGCAGTTGTTCGTCAGTGTAGTTCTTTCTTTTCTCTTCTAAATACAAACGATCATTAGCTTCGATAGATACGATACCATCAGCAGTTCTCAACCAGTTCTCTTCCAATGCTATGATACCTACATTGTCTTCGGTATTCTTAATTAGATAGTGAGTAAGCTCACGAGTGATGCTTGACTTACCAAGTCCTGTACCACCAGTCAACGTCACTAACTCTCCTTTACGCATACCAAATAGTTTTTTGTTGAGTCCTTCCCAAGGATACGCAATGCTTTCTTTCTGCTCTCGGTGCAACCATTTGTCCTTTGCACTCGACAGTTCCATGATACCGGAAGGTGTGTATGTCTTAGCATCCCACCATGCTTTAGTAAACTGTGCATACTGTCCTTGTTCAAGCATAGCATTAGCATCTTTAAAACCTTCAGGCAGTGTAACGATCTTAGCCTTTCCCGGTTTTATAATACGAGCAACCTTACGTGCTGCTTCTCTACCATACTTGTCATTATCAAAACAGATCACAACATGATCAAATGATTCAACGAACTCGATGCTGTCTCTAATATCTCTGACTGCACCTTGAGCACCACGTTTAACAGATACTGATGCCCACTTCTTATCAAAGATTTCGTAGACTGCCATAGCATCACACTCACCTTCTGTTATTGTGAGATACTTACCACCTTTACCAAACAGTTGCTCACCAAACAAACCTGTACCTTCGTAGCCACCATCGACTACAAAACCTTTTGTACTTACAGTTCTTGTTTTAGTTGAAACAACTTCGTTGCTATTGTAGTAAGGATAGATATGCTTAGCTACGTTACCTTGACTATCATAAACAACACGTACACCATACTTCTTAGCAACAGCTTCACTGATCTTACGATCTGTCAAGTCACCAAAGACTCCTGTGTAAGAGTTTAAAAATGTACTAGGCTCTTTGTGCGAAGCCATGTCTACGATATTCCCATCAACTTCTTGTTGATAGTTTTTGAAATAATGGTTACAGCTAAAGCAATAGCCTGAACCATCTGTGTTTGTTGATACTGGGTCACTGCCACCACATTTCGGACATGGTAGTTTATGTTTATCCCAAGTACTCTCTTCCATACAACCTCCTCATAAAAAAATAAGGGCAAGCCACCACGACCTGCCCTCGAGCCAATGACACTACTACTTAGTGTCTTCTTCATCAGCACTGTCCTCTTCAACAACTTCTGCTTCGGAAGCTGAATCTTCGATCATAGCTTCGTCTGTTAAGTTGTTAGTGACTACATTACTGAATACCTGTCCAGATGTATCTAAGACTTGTCTTAATCTTCCGATAAAGGCAATCATATCTACAGCCTGTTGTGCTTCAGGTGATAACAATCCTGAATCATAGACTTTGGCTGAACCATCATCTTGATTAATTGTGATTGGTGCACCTTGTAATTGTGGAGTATCTACCATTAGAATTCCTCCCCGTCTAACAATTCTGCACCATCTTCAGCTCGGTACTCAACAAGGTCAAGTACTTGGACAGCTTGTAAGTCTAGACCTGTGTATGGTCCATACTTATTCTCTCCTTGGTACTCATTGAATTGTACTCTCACTTTAGAACCATTACCAACTGAATAATTAACTTCGTTCTTCTCAGCATCTAAAAGTCTAGGTGCTGTACGAACCATTCCATTAGGTCCATTAACTTTTCTTTTGATAATAATAGATGGACCTTCATCCATCTGTTTGATCTTGTGTCCTCTTGACGCAAAATCATTTGCAGTATCTTCGTCAACCACAAGGTTGATTGTATATACTGGTTCGAATTTGGTATTAGGTGTTTTAATACTTGCCCAATACGCAGTTCCATTAACTACTGCCATATCTTTTCTCCTTTAATTATTTAAACAGTATTTAAAAAACCATAGCTAACTCTTTCGAGTTGGGGCTATGAGCCAGTTGCCCCATCACCTCAGATAACTGAACCAAGTAGCTCCTTGAGGAGGATGGAGATAGAGGGCTAATGCTACTCGGTGACTCAAGGAAAGCCTTTAACATTAAGGTCATTGTCTTGAGTGAGTGCATTATACCACAACTACAAATCATATGCAAGCATTTTTTCTAAAAAGTTTTGCATACCTGATTGTTCATTTGAATCTATGTACAAATGAAAGCTATCAGACTCAGGCATATAGTGTACTACATGTCCATCTTTATTCTGATATATTTCTTTGTAGTTCTCAGTACAAAAGTTATTCCATTCTTTGTACTCAGAGTTTGTTAGTCTATAAAATTCTTGCATTTAGTTCTCCAATACTTTAATTGATATCTTACAATTTTTCACATCCCCATTGAATCTAAAAGAGTTTATGTATTGTATCATAGCTGACTTTAATTTACTAGGTATTTTCTTATCAAACCTTACGTTGTTTAGTTTATTATCTAGTATATCATATGTTACAAAAAACTTGTAGTCTCTTCGTAAGGTTACATCTTCAATAAACTTACCAAGGTTGTTGTTTGCTTTAGGACATACAACTACCGGAACAGGTAGATTAGGAACATGTAACTGTGTTTCAGGGTCATAGATTCGTTCTAGTGTTTCTGTTTCAACAGGTTTAGGTTCAGTTTTAATTTTAACTGATGGAACCTCAGGAACAACAGGAACTTCTACATACACAGGCTCATGCTTGTGCTTTTCTAGTGAAGTAGCTACATCTTTAATGTTGTCCATCATAATGTACTGCATGTTTTCAAAAGTTAATGTGGTATCTACAATGTATTCTTCCACATTAGTAATTGTTGTTGTGTTTGAACTAATTCTTTCATCTAACAAAAGCAAAGCAGTATCTATCCTGTCTTGATCTTGTACTCTAAGAAAGATATTTGTTCCAACCACTAGTGTTAATAGTGCTATTAGTGTTGTTACAATTTTCATTGTCTTCTCCTTATTAATTTAAAACCATTTAACCATTTACGTTTCTTGTAAATTTCTGTCGTGCCATCAGCATATCTCAATTCAATTACTCCTTTATCAGCATGAAGTGATGTTATCCTGTCACGTTCTTGTTGTTCTGCAAACATTTTATGTGCATCATATTCTGTCATGTGTCCACCACTTAGGTTTAGCTCTACCTTTCTCCCACTTAGCATAGTGCTTTTCGTTTATACAATAATCTCTGTATGCTTTGATTGGGTCCTCGTTCTTGTATTCATCAGGCATAGCTTGTGCTACTGGTGTAGCAAGATTTATATTTATGTTATCAGGTATTTTTGAAAGAGCATCACCAAGTTTAGTTATACTTGCATGTTCTCTTCCATACCTGTAAGCATACTCTTTACCAAGAGCTAGAAAGTGTTTGTATAACCAAACATAATTCACGCTGCTTTCTCTAGCCCATATTGTACAGGGATGATTCCAGTATGCTCGTTTGTATAAACCTGCTTCGTCTGCATAGTCATCACCATCAAGCTCTCTGTGAGCTGTGCATAACATCTGTGCTGTTTCCAAAGGCATCTTCACTAGCATCTTATCAGGCTGTGCTTGTGCTGATTTGATTGGACAATCATAGAAATAAAATATGTTCATAGTTCCTCCACAATTCCTACCCATTTATCTATATAACTAAAATCAATTTGTTCGTTGTCTGTTACAATACCATCAAAGTCTCCATGAAAAGCAACGGGCTTGACAGTACAAACAACATTGCCACTATGGATGAACTGTATTTTTTTATTAGTTTTGATAGCTTGTATAACATCTAGTGTAGCATTTGATATATCAATCACTTTGCATTTTTAATATAACTATAAGTTTCACTGTTCCATTTAAGTCCTAACAAGTCTGTTAGTCTCCACTTCAAAGTATCTAAATTACGAACATCACTTAACCATATATCTTGACATTCAAATAAGCTACTCAACATGGAGTCTAAATCATTTGTTAGCTTTCTATATTTATCTAACTCTTCTGGAGTTAGCTCAATAGTTGTTTTATTTTTTAAATGTTTTACTTTCATTTTCCTTGCCCTCTATAAGCTTTGTAGGTTTGTCGTTTACGTTTCGGCATAGTAGAGTAACCTACATTCCCTCTACCAATCGAAGTCTTTTTACCTCTAGAACCAGTCTTAGAAGTATGTTCTATTTGTTTCTTAGCTGTTCTCATTGTATAATACTATTATCTTCTTTGTTTGTTAATGTTTGTCTTAGTGATACTTCATCATCAATTAGAACTCTATACATTCTTAAGTCTTCTAAGTCTATAACATCTTTTGTTAGTTTAATTTCTTTGTTATCAGATACTCTTTTAATCTTTGTAATAAAAACAAATTGTTCCATACAAACTATATTATCTATTAGTTCTTGTATGCTATCTGCAAAGTTCATAACAACACTAGATTCATGATCTTCATCTATAACTTCTACTAAATAACTTTCCATCTATCTCCTTACTTTATATATTCCTTTTGGTTTAACTTTCTTAGGGTGTTCTTTATTCATTATGCCCTCAAAAATTTCTAAGGCAATTATACCATTTTGCTTTTCGTCTGTCAAGTTTACTAATAGTACATCCTCAACCTTAGGTTTCCAAGTCTTCCAGTTTTTCTTTACTTGATCACTCCAATACCATTGAACCATAGTACCATTGTAATCATACTCATAGACTTCAATATCTACCACGCTATAAAATCCATACGTGGTTCAATGTAAAAACCTTTAGGTAAGAAAGCTACTTTACCCTTAACATAGTCAACATCAAGTGTAGTTGCTACTGAGTCTCCTTCTTCATCATAACCAAGTACTAATGCACTACCTCCCAGTCTTACACTATTCTCATCACCGGCATATTCAAAGTACAACTGATCGTCTTTCAACAACCCTTCATCATCAATGAATAAAGTATTTTTATCATCAATACCAACCACATCAAATGTATTACAGTCTATAAGACTATAAATAGATTTGTGATTCCCATCAAAGTCAACCTCTTTAACTTCTTGTTTATGTACATCAATTAATATTGCTTTCATATTTCATTACCTCGTTGTTGTTGTGCCATATAGTCTAAATCTTGTGATGATACTGCATCTCTGCAATGATTAGATAGGAACTGTATGACTAAAAATCTTACATAGACTTCATCATGATAAGGTAACTCCTTATCCCAATGTTCCCATACATAATCAACACAGTCAGCTTCTAAGTCAGGTCTAGTTGGTAGTTGCCATGTCTCACCAACTGTTTCACTTATAAACTCTTGTAATCTTTCGGTTGCTTCATTGCTCATTTTGCAAGTCCTCCACCATTTGTTTTAGGTCACTAATTTCGTTTTTTAATTCATCAATAAAGTCCATTGTATAATTATAATCCATATTTACTCTTTCTTTCATATGAAAAATATCTGATCTAAGTTCTTCTATCGTCTCTGAATCATCAATAACTTCCTCTAAATACCTATGAGTATTTGTAATAAAGTTATGTTGTCTTGCTGTTATATCTACCATTATATTGCCCTCGCTTCTATTAAATTATCAACAACAAACCCTGAATAATCTTTCTTAGCAGGTCCTTTGGCAGTCAGTCCGACTACTACATTAGACTCGTCAAGGAATCTCATATCGTGTTTGTCACCATCTATTACTTTGACACCTCTGAAGGTATCAGGTAATTCTTTTCTAAATACAACAGCTTTGTTGCATTGTACATCATCAAATAACTCAGCATACTTGTCGTTAGCTTGTGAGTAACTCCAAGTCAAGTGATAGTTTTTGATATGTGAAACTTTTCGTGTAGGTATCTTGGTGTAATCATAAAACAATACATCAGGGAATATATCAAATACATTCCTACCATCAACCAACTGATGTTCCCATTGTATATCTGAAGTACCATTGAGCCTGACACATGGTATCTTATCAAGCTTGTAACACTCTCCAATAAACTTGTTGATGTCCTCAATCAGATACTGCATGAACGTATCATACTCATCTAGAAACAGTAGAGTCTTACGTATCCTAGCTTGTTGTACATTAGAAAACTTACCCATACCTGCTGTATTTAAACATGGTTCATGGCATTTGGCAACTGTAGCATATGGACATACAGTACGTTTGCCATCAGCTAAATTGTGTGGTGCAAGATATAATATTCTACTGAAGTATTTATCTTGTATCTTGTTGCTCTTGTCAATCTTCATACTACCCTGTGATAGTAATTTATAACTTGGCATATCTATCTCCGTTATTAAAAAAGTGTGTAGCTAGGTAGTGCATGGTGGTTTAGTTCTTATTTACTTTCAACTTTAACCTCTCTTAAGTCCTCTTGCTTGTTTGACCAAGCACTCACTCGTACAGGATTTTACAAAAGCTCACTCCTCACCTAGCTACACTTGAAGGTCTAGTAGTTTATAGTCACTTCTTGAGATAACCTTCTCGCACTCAATGGCTGACTTTAATGCTTTAGACTAAGCTAAAGACTTTTCTGAAGAATCTAGTAAATACATTACCATTCGCAAATGTATTGTAAGAGTCCATAACATTCAAAGTATCTTGAACGTCAAGGTTATCTGCAACTTCAAGAACTTGCATACTCTTGTTAGCTTCATTCAACTTAACAAACCTCCTGAACCAAAGCTCTCTAGCAGGATTGCTTTTCTGACTATAGATAGAAACTTTATCTTTATGATAGCCATTAAATGTAGCACCAGTAGATATTTCATTACGATCTTGAACAGCTCTGACTCTTAGGATATTTACGCCTAACTGAGTTCCTCTATTCCAAATCTTTTGGATTGATAATGGTGCCATTGCGATTGGTGTGGAAGTCGCACTCCCTTTGATAGTATAAGTAGTTTTACTCATATCTTGATTACCTCCTCAGGTATTATTATTATTAAAAAGGGCAAGATGCCCAATGCCCATAAATTGTACCACAGCCGGCAAATGATTGCAAGCATATAGTATTTTCTATGTTAAGACCAAGCTCTCGCTATCCAGTTAGTTCCAAGTATTGAATCATACTTTGGAGTAATAACTACATAGCGATTGCCTTTTCTAAATATGTACCATTTATCCTCTCGGATACTCATGGAGTTATCATATTTAAAACCTTTATTACGATAATGATTGAATGCTAAGTCTTGTGTTCTAAAACTCATTAATCCTCCTCAAAATTAAGTTCATCATTACTTGAATATTCTATATCTTTTAAGAGTTGTTTTACTAACTCTACATCATGGATAATCTTTTCCACTATACCTCCTCAGTATTAAATTTTAATTGATCAAAGTCCTCTGCAAACAAAGTTAATTTAAGAACTGCTTCATCACTATTATCTTTTACAATAATATTTTTAGTAACAAACCATGTTGTACCATCATCTCTATCCATTTTATTTTCTTCAACAATCACATTAGTGACTCTATGTAAATCAATGTTTACTGCCATGTTAAACCTCCTCAGGTTATTATTAAACAAATAGGGCAAGTCGCCCAAAGCCCATAAATTATACCACAACCCGTCAACGATTGCAAGCATACTATATTTCTTACTTGTAATATATATTTAAAAACTTTGTTGTTCCCTGCCATCTCCCCAAAAGCTTAGCACATTTCGCCGAAGATTGCAAGCATATAATATTTAATATATCTTTAATAGATTTTATAGTAAAGGTACAGTAAAAGGTACATAAATTTTAAGGTACATAAAGGTAAAGGTACATAAAATATGCCCTCCACCTGTTGCCCCTATTGAATACTCAAGCATCGTACTTTAAATAAAATATTCAATAGTGGTATGGTCTCCTGTAAATTAAAAAGTCTTAGCGTAAGCTAAGTCATCTATTTAAAATCACAAGCATAAAAAAAGAGTAGGCTCGTTAAGAACCTACTCCTTTGGAGAAGCCTAATTAAGCTTCTAAATTATCTGCAAGATATCCAGTTATCTTATCAGCATATTTTTTAGGTAGCTTTTTAGCTGTCGATATAAGATTTGAAGCGTAGTCAAAGTGAAGATTGCCCTGCTTAAGCTCATTATATAGACAAGCTCTGATCTGCTTATGCCTTCTCCAGTCTATGCTTCCGTCTTTGCGTTTAGCAAATTTCTTACCTATTGCATCGCATTGATTCCAAGTAGCAGGACCTGAAAGTCTATCTTTATCAAAGTTTTCAATATTAAATGTTGTATCCATGTTATACCTCCTTAGGTTTATTGGATGTTATAGTTAAGCACATCAATGTAATTTTGAAGTGCTGTGTAATCAGATGCATCACTACATCTGAGTTTTACTACAGGATATCCTGAAGATACATAAGTATCAACATGAACTTCTGCTGTAAATCTGTCATCGAATTCCAAAGTTTCTTGGTTTTCAAAAGTAATTAGTATCATAAATTTCTCCAATTAATTACAGTGGATTAGCATGACTATAATGTTCTATGTCAAAAGCAGTCTTTAGAGCTTGTTAAGCTTTAGCTGTTACAAGCTCTTGACTTTTGACTTAGGTTGTTTAGTCATGCCCACTGTCAGTAATTAATGGATAAATTTAGGTTAAGTACTAATTACTCAGTTGAAAACCATCAGAAGCTTTGAATTCTTGCATGACAGCATGTCAGCAGGACGTGAATTTGATACATTATGTAGCAAAGGTAGACTGTGTAAAGCTCAGATTTGATGCGGTCTGATAAACCACTTCAAAATTTTGCTTAACTATGTTATCCAATAAGACAAGGATGGTTTGATATGGATACAACTTAATATTTGATAACCCACAAAAACTATCTAAGTCTTTGAAGTTTATAAAGTTTGTAGTATTATTCTAATAATATTAACACTTACAAACTTCATATACTTTGTAAACTAGATAGTTTTTGTGGGATAAAGAGACTTTCATGAGTTCTGCTACGTCAATGCAGATGCAAATAGGAAGGAAGGAAGGAAGCCGAAGGGATAGCAGATAGCTTGTCTACTTTAAAGACGTAGCAGGGCTATCATATTTTCTTTTAGCTTTCTTATATCAGAAGACTACAAAGGCTACCAAGTTATAAAAAGCTAAGATAACTGTTAAGACTTGCAGTCTCACATTACAGATTAATTAGACTTTGTAGTCTGGAGTAGGTTTAGAGCCTACTAAGTCTCTGGCTTGTGATGGGTACGCAGGAGACCATACCACCCTCCGTATATATCTATGGTGTGGTTATACATTTTATCGGGTTTAGGGTGTCAACCAGAAAGGTCGGGCTTAATAGACTATTAAGTAGTGGGAATCCTATAGGTACTAACCTGCCTACCGGACAAGCCTCATTCTACAGTCCAGAGAGCTTTTTGTCAAGTCCTTCTTGACTTTTTTTAATATAACCCTATACTGGTTTACATGAGCAGTATTATACCAACAACTCAACAAGCTAGACAGCTTACAGAAAAACAACAACTATTTCTAGATAATCTCATAGAAACTCAAGGAGATGCTAGAGCTGCAGCAGAATTAGCAGGTTATTCAGGTGGACACTACCAAGTTTTAAAAGCTTTGAAGAACGAAGTATTAGAATTAACTAAAGATGTGTTAGCCCACAATGCCCCTAAGGCAGCTTTTAAGCTCTTAGAGATCATGGATTCCGATAAACCAATACCTCAGGCTAACAACAAACTGGTAGCTGCACAGTCTTTATTAGATCGTGTAGGAGTTTCAAAGTCTGAAAAGTTAGATATTAATATGCAAGCATCAAGTGGTATCTTTATATTACCAGACAAAGCTCCTATAGATGCAGAAGCAGAGGAAGTAGAGTATGAAGAAGAAGGGACCTACGATGAAACAAAAGATAGATTCGAACAATCTTATGTGGGAGAAACTGATGGAAGCGAGGAAGAAGAATAATGCCAAGAAAGAAAACAACAACCAAAAAGAAATCAACAGTTAATAAAGCAGGTAACTATACTAAACCTACTATGCGTAAACGTCTTTTTGAAAAGATCAAAGCAGGAAGTAAAGGTGGTAAAGCAGGTCAATGGAGTGCTAGGAAAGCTCAGATGCTTGCAAGAGAATACAAAGCTAAAGGTGGAGGTTATAAGTAATGGCACTTAAGAAGTCTCAAAAGTCTTTAAAGCGTTGGACAAAGCAAAAGTGGAGAACCCCAAGCGGTAAGAAGTCTTCTGAAACAGGAGAAGTCTACGCACCTGCAGCTACTATAAAGAAACTTAAATCAACTGCAGCAGGAAGAAAGAAACTAGCAGCAGCTAATAAAAAGAAAAGAGCAGCTACAAAGAAAGGTAAACAACATGCGAAGCATGGACTACATAAGGGAAAGAAACGATGAGAGAAGATTATAAGAAAGGTGGTAGAGCTAAAGACCCACGTTTAAAAAGAGCAGGTGTTAGTGGTTATAACAAACCTAAGAGAACACCTAACCATCCAAAGAAGTCACATATCGTTGTGGCTAAAGAAGGTGATAAAATTAAAACCATAAGGTTTGGACAGAAAGGTGCAAAGACTGCAGGTAAACCTAAAGCAGGAGAGTCTGCTCGTATGAAAGCAAAGCGTAAGTCTTTTAAAGCACGTCATGCAAAGAACATAGCAAAAGGAAAAATGTCAGCAGCGTATTGGGCTGATAAGGTTAAATGGTAAGATGCCACAGATAGGAAGTAATGAAAAGCCAGTTCTTATGACTAATAAGAAGAATGGTGGTCGTATTGGTAAAGGTTCTAGACCTAGAAAGATTTCAGTATCACAACAACAGTTTGATGATAACTGGGATCGTATATTTAAAAAGTAATGGCTTATTCACAACAAGTCATAGATAGGTTTGAAAGTGTACTTAACGAACCTGAGAAACATGCAGTGGGTAGGTTTGATCCAACAGACCCTAATGTTGCAACAGGTATGACGGGTGCACCTTCTTGTGGTGATGTAATGAGACTACAGCTTAAACTAAACGGAGATACAATAGAAGACGTTAAGTTTAAAACTTATGGTTGTGGTTCTGCTATCGCATCTAGCACTATGTTTGTGGAGATGTTAAAAGGTAAGACAGTCGAAGAAGCTAAACAAATTAAAGACAAAGACATTGCAAAAGCTTTAGACCTTCCACCCATCAAACTACATTGTAGTGTGTTAGCTGAAGAAAGTATTGCTAAAGCTATTGAAGATTGGGAAACAAAGACTGCTCATAGAAAGCACAATCAGTTATGAAAGAAGGATATATAAAAAGAAAAACATCGACCATACCTTTTGGATATGAAGTTGATGACGAAGTAGAAGGTTATCTTAAACCTATTGAAGAACAGATACATGCTTTAGATGTTGTATCACAAATGGTTAGGAATGATGAGATCAGTTTAGCTGTTGCAGTAGATTGGTTAGAAGCAAGTACGAATCGTAAACTCTCAAGAATGGGTTTAAAGAAACACATAGATAAGAAGTATGACAGACAAAGACAAGAAGAATCCGACAGAAATAAATTCAACTCAATACTTGACAGATTCTGAAGGCAACCTTATACTTAAGAAAGACGGAACACCTCGGAAGAAAGGAGGAAGACCTAAAGGGTCTAAATCTAAATATGTATACTCTGCTGCACAGAAGAAAAAAATGGCAGCTAAGAGATCATTAACTTCAAAGAGGAAAACAGTTGAAAAACTCGAAAAAAAATTACGGTCCAAAAAACAAACGCTCAGACAACAAGAAACAACAATCCGTAAGTTTGAGAACGCATCGGATGAACGGACAGTATCAAAAGAGGGGAAGGTAGTAACAGAATCAGATGTTACCACATTAGCCGATTCGGTACAAGCTCATCTAAACGAAACAAATTCGTTTGTTGCTTTTATGCCAAACGAAGGACCGCAAACAGACTTCTTAGCAGCAGACGAAAAAGATGTTCTTTATGGTGGTGCTGCAGGTGGTGGTAAAAGTTTTGCAATGTTAATAGACCCATTGCGATACTGCCACGTTAAAGGGCATAGAGCTTTAATACTTAGAAGGTCAATGCCAGAGTTACGAGAACTGATAGATAAGAGTAGAGAATTATATCCAAAGGCTTTTCCGGGGACTAAGTTCAGAGAAGTAGAAAAGATTTGGAACTTTCCAAGTGGAGCCAAGATAGAGTTTGGTTTCTTGGAAAAAGATGCAGACGTATATAGATACCAAGGTCAAGCATACAGTTGGATAGGTTTTGATGAGATAACTCACTTACCAACTGAGTTCGGGTGGAACTATTTAGCTTCACGTTTAAGAACAACAGACCCAAGTATTAAAACTTATTTACGTTGTACTGCAAACCCGGGAGGTGTTGGAGCACACTGGGTAAAGAAAAGATATCTGGAATCAGAAGAACCTAACAAATCTTTTATAGGTTCAGATGGTTTAACAAGAAAGTTTATTCCGGCTAAGTTAGTAGACAACCCTTACTTAGCGAAAGATGGTGAGTATGAACGGATGCTCCTTTCACTACCTCCAATCCAACGAAAACAATTATTAGAAGGTAACTGGGAAGTAAATGAAGGAGCAGCTTTTGTAGAGTTTGATCCATCGGTGCATGTTATAGCACCTTTTGATATACCCTTACATTGGGAAAGAATCAAAGGTATTGACTATGGTTATGCATCGGAAAGTTGTTGTCTCTGGGCTGCTGTTGACCCACAGGATAAGACCCTCATTATATATAGAGAACTTTATCAAAAAGGTCTTACGGGTGAAGCACTTGGAGCACAAATAACTGAAAGAGAAAAAGAAGAGTATCGTTCTATACCGGGAGTACTAGATACTGCAGCATGGGCTAGAACAGGATACACAGGTCCTACAATAGGTGAAGTCTTAATTAAATCAGGACATAAACTTAGAAGGGCAGATAAAAATAGAATAGCAGGTAAAGTGCAAATACACGAATATTTAAAACAAGCAAATCCAGAAAGTAGACCACGCTTGCAAATATTTAACACTTGCCCTGACTTAATAAAAGAATTACAAAGTATACCTTTGTCAAAAACGAATCCTGAGGATGTAGATACACATGCACAGGATCACGCTTATGATGCACTTAGGTATTTAATAATGAGTAGACCTAGAATGTCAGACCCAATTTCAGATATGATACGTTTAAAGCAACGTACATTCGAAGCTTCTGATTCTACTTTTGGATATTAATATGGAAGAAAATACATTTCTAAATGCTAACAACATCTACGAAGAAGTTGAAGGCGAAGATGGCAAAACCTTACAGCTTGAAGAAGATCAAAGTAGAAACCTTGTAGGTATAGTTAAAAGTCGTTTTGCAGATGCAGAAAGAGCTAGGCAAGGTGACGAAGATAGATGGTTACAATCCTATCAAAACTTTCGAGGTCTATACGGAAAGCGTGTTAGGTTTAGAGAATCTGAAAAGTCAAGAGTATTTATTAAAGTTACTAAAACTAAAACAGTAGCTGCTTATGGACAACTTATTGACGTACTGTTTGGAACCGGTGAGTTTCCAATATCAGTAAAAGAAACAAGGCTACCGGAAGGTATAGCTAAAGAAGCTCACATAGAATTAAATCAAGCTCCAATCAGTATCGAAGGACCACAGATAGAAAGTGGTATTGATGTTTCTCAGGTAGAAGTAGCTTCTAATCCTTTTGATGTAGGATTCGAAGGAGATGGTAATGTTTTAAAACCGGGAGCTACTCTTACTAGTGGTGAAAACTTTTTATCTTCATTAGAAGATAATTACACAGGACAAGATGGAGAAATAGTTTTAACAGAAGGACGTTCACCTCTTCCTACTCCTAGTGTTAATCCTGCACAGATAGCTGCAAGGAATATGGAAAAACTAATCCATGATCAGCTAGAAGAATCAAATGGTGTATCTGAATTACGTAATGCATTATTTGAATCAGCTATGCTTGGTACTGGAATATTAAAAGGACCATTTAGTTACAACAAAACATTACATCGTTGGACAAATGGAGAGAATGGAAGAGAATATACTCCTACACATGTTAGAGTTCCTAGAGTAGAGTTTGTTAGCTGTTGGGATTTTTATCCTGACCCTAATGCTACTACAATGGAAGAGTGTGACTACATTGTTCACAGACATAAGTTTAATAGAAGTCAAGTTCGTAATCTTAGACACATGCCTTACTTTGATAAGGATGCTATTAGAAATGTTTTACAAATGGGTCCTAACTATGAAGCTCGTGACTTCGAAGATCAGATAACTGCAGACGAAGATAGAAGTGAAACAGATTACTCAGATAGATATGAAATACTAGAATACTGGGGAGTCATGGATGCAGACTATGCTCGTGAAGTTGGTATTGATTTACCAGACACAGTAGATGATTTAGATGAAGTACAGATTAATGCATGGGTATGTGGACAGAATTTATTAAGAGCTGTTGTAAATCCGTTTACACCTCCAACACTACCTTATCATGCATTCCCGTACGAAAAGAATCCATATAGTTTCTTTGGTATTGGAGTTCCTGAAAACATGGTGGACTCTCAACAAATAATGAATGGACATGCTAGGATGGCTATTGATAATCTAGCACTGTCAGGTTCATTAGTGTTTGATGTAGATGAGTCTGCTTTAGTAGGTGGACAATCAATGGATATATATCCCGGAAAGATATTCCGCAGACAAGCAGGAATGCCGGGACAGTCTATACATGGAATTAAGTTTCCAAACACAGCTACAGAAAACATGATGATGTTTGACAAGTTTAGACAACTTGCAGACGAACAAACTGGAATACCTAGTTACTCTCATGGGCAGACAGGAGTACAGAGCATGACTAGGACTGCATCAGGTATGTCAATGCTACTCGGTGCATCAAGTTTAAATATTAAAACAGTTATAAAAAACATTGACGACTTTTTGCTTAAACCTTTAGGAGAAGCTTTCTTCCATTGGAATATGCAATTTATAGAAGAAGATTTAGATATCGTTGGTGATCTAGAAATACAAGCAATGGGTACAGCAAGTCTCATGCAGAAAGAAGTTAGATCACAAAGACTTACTATGTTCTTGCAAACTGCACAGAATCCTGCAGTTGCTCCATTTGTTAAGATGTCTAAGTTAATTAGTGAACTAGCTTTCAGTCTCGACCTAGACCCAGAAGAAATTCTAAACAGTCCGGAAGAAGCTGCAATAGCTGCCCAAATAATAGGAATGCAAAATGCTCAACAAACAACAGGCGAAGAAACTCCTCCCACTGGTCAACAACCCACAGGCATGGGAAGCCCTACAGGAGCACCTCAATCACCAGAGGAAATTGATCGTACAGGGTCTGGTGGTGGCAACATCGGAACAGGAATTGTTCCTCAACCGGGGGAAATGGGCTTTAGTGGAAACATTGAGTAAGCTTAAAGAAGAAGTAAAAGTAACATTAGATAGAGAGGAAGATTAATGCCAAACTTAAAAGGAAAACAAAATAAACTTGATGCTAACAAAGATGGCAAGATTAGTGGTGAAGACTTTGCAATACTAAGAGTTAAAAAAGCAGAAGGTGGAGACATGGATGATCAGATGAATGCACTTGCAATATCTGTAGCACCTGCTAAAGTTGAAGCTAAAGAAGTAGAAGAACCAATGCTTCCTGATGAAGAGATGGAAGAAGATTACGTAGACTATGTTGTAGAAGAAACATTATCTACAGAAGATAAAACATATTTAAACGCAGCTCTCGAGAAAGACGCAAAACTAAGTGAGATATTCGATCAAGTAGTCGAGAGTGCAACAGAATTTACTGGTTCTGGAACTGTAGAAGGTCCCGGAACTGGTAGGTCCGATTCGATACCTGCAAGGCTATCGGATGGGGAATTTGTCTTTACTGCAAAAGCAACTGAAGAAATCGGAGCAGACAATTTAATGTCTATGATGAAAGAAGCAGAAGCTGCTGCAGATGGAAGACAAGACATGGCTAATGGTGGACCGGTAGAAGAGGAAGACACTGTCTATAAACCTCAACCTGAACCTCAACAGCAAGACATCAGAGTAACGAAAGAAACTGTTGGTGGTCAAGCAGGTTTGAGAGAGGAAGAGGATTTAGTCGGTGATGAACTTAAAAAGTCAATGCTTTCTACTCGACCCTACGTCAGAAGCTAACTAACGATAAGCTACTCACATAAGTGACCCTTATCAATTTAATAACCTTTAGCTACCTTGTAAGACAAGCCCCTAGTAAAAAGACGTTTTTATGATAGGCTACCTTGTAAATAGCACAAGCCCTAAGGAGAAACCAAAATGACAGAAGTTGAACAAATACAGGAGGAATCCGCAGAAGCAACACCAAATCCGTATAACCAAAAAAAATCATGGCATACAGATGATGTAATGCCTAAACATGGTGATACGGCAGACGGATTGTTTTTTGAACGTCCACAAGTAAGTTCGGAAGAAGAAGCAGAACCTGTGAATGCAGAACCTGCTCCGACTAAACAACAAACTCACAAACGTCCAGATTACAAAAAAAGATATGATGACTTAAAAAAGCATTATGATAATAGCTTAAATAATTTTAGAAATAGAGAGCAAGAGTTACTACAAAAAGTTTCGGAAACGCAGCCTGAGTATGTAGCTCCTAAAACTCCCGAAGAACTAGAACAATTCAAAGCTCAATATCCTGATGTTTATGAAGTGGTTGAATCAGTAGCCCACTTGCAAAGCGAAGAGAAACTTGCAACACTGCAAGAAAGATTGGATGCAATGCAAGATCGTGAATCAGAAATACTAAAGAGAGAAGCAGAGAAAGATTTGTTGAATAAACATCCTGACTTTGATGAACTTAGAAGTAGTGATGAATTTCATGATTGGGCAGAAACTCAACCTGAAGAGATCAAAGATTGGATTTATAATAATCCAAACAATGCAACTCTTGCTAGTAAAGCCATTGATCTTTTTAAAGCTGAAAATGGATTAAACCTTGAAAAATCAACTCCTACCAAATCAAGGAACGATGCAGCAGATTTAGTGTCTACGAAGACTACTCAACCTGCAGATGTAAGCGAACCTAAGATTTGGACACAACAGGAAATTGCTGCCTTATCTATGGATGAGTACGATAGACTCGAAAGTGAAATCGACAAAGCCCTAGAGGAAGGTAGGATTATTGGATAACCAAGTTAATAATATAATATTCAAGGAGAATAATTATGGCATATAATCAATCTGACGCTCTATTTGAGCAATCGACTGATACTAATGGTAACTTTGGTAATTCCGTAAGTGGTCAAACTAACTCCTTTTTCATGCCCAAAGTTTATTCTAAGAAGGTACTTAACTTCTTTAGAAAAGCTTCGGTAGCTGAAGCAATCACTAACACTGATTACTCAGGAGAAATATCCGCTTTCGGAGATACTGTAAGAATCATTAAAGAACCTACAATTACTGTTTATCAGTATGAAAGAGGTGCTGATGTAACACAAACTAAGTTAACTGACCAAGAACTAACTATGGTCGTTGACGTAGCTAACGCTTTTAAATTCATCGTTGATGATATTGAAACTTCAATGTCTCACGTGAACTTCAAAGAAGTAGCCAGTTCGTCTGCTGCTTATGCATTGAGAGATGCTTTTGATGAAGGCGTTATCGCTGAAATGTTTGCAGGTGTATCTTCAAGTTCACCTGATCACATCATTGGTTCAGATAGCTCAACTGCTGATGCTACAATGACTCACGCCACAAACTCAGTAGACCTTCTAGGTTCTGATGGAAGTGGTGTTGATCCTCTAGACCTTATGGCTAGAATGGCTAGACTTTTAGATGACCAAAGTATTCCTGAAGAAGGAAGATGGTTCTTAGCACCACCTTCGTTCTACGAGGAACTTTCTGCGGCTGATTCTAAACTTCTATCTGTTGACTTCAACGCAGGTCAAGGATCATTGAGAAATGGTTTAGTATCAAGTGGTAAGTTACGTGGATTTGATATGTACAAATCTAATAATGTTGCTAGTACGTCTAACGCTACTGGTAAAGTATTAGCAGGACACATATCGTCAACAGCTACTGCTCAAGCTATCACTAATACTGAGGTTCTACGTGACCCAGATTCATTTGGTGATATAGTAAGAGGTCTTCACGTTTATGGTGCGGAAGTACTTAGACCTGAAGCTCTAGTATCTGCTTTCTACGTAGTAGACTAAGCAATTCGTAAGCGGGGAAGGAATCAGGTGTTCGCTTCCCCCTTACACCCTTTAACTTTGGAGATATATTATGCATTACGGAAAAAAAAATAAAAAACCAAGAACAAAAGCGTATGGTGGTGGTAAAAGAACCATGTATAAAGATGGTGGAATGAAAAAAGCTAAACCTTGTTAATATGAAAGTAAAAGCCCCAAAAGGATACCATTGGATGAAAAATGGTAAAGAATATAAATTAATGAAGCATACTGGTAAGTTTGTAAAACATAAAGGTGCAAGCCTAACAGCAGACTTTGCAGTACAAAAAAAACATAAAAAATAATGGCAACAACATTCCTAACACTAACAAACGATGTTCTTAGAGAACTTAACGAAATTGAACTAACTTCGTCTACTTTTGCTAGTGCGACAGGAATTCAAAGTTTTGTTAAGAATTCTATTAACAAAGCTTTAAATGATATAGCTAATGAAGAACCACAATTACCTTTCTTTGCAGTTGCAGCAAGTGGAGGTACAGACCCTTTCTATGGTAATGTTACTGTAGCAACTACAGCAGGAACTAGATGGTACTTATTAAAGTCTGATAGTTCTAGTATTACAACTGATTATGCATCTGTAGATTGGGATGATTTTTATTTAACAACAATAAATGTAAGTGGAGAAACAGCTCCTTATGTTTCACAAGGTTTAAAATTTATTACATTAGATGATTGGACTAGATATTTAAGAGATTCAGAAAACAATGACGATGCAGATACACAACAATATGGTCAACCTAAATATGTTATTCGTAGTCCAGATCATCGTAAGTTTGGATTAAGTCCAATACCTGATAAAGCATATAATGTACATTTTTATGCGTACAATGCTCCCACACCTTTATCTGCATTTGGAGATACAATGGTTTTACCAGATCAATATTCTAATGTGGTAACTGCGAAAGCTAGATACTATGTGTGGCAGTTTAAAGAAAGCCCGCAACAAGCAGCCTTTGCTATGGATGATTATAAAAAAGGTATGCGAAACATGAAATCAAATTTAATTAATCCATCTCCAAAATATATGGGAGATGACAGAATTTATTTTTAAAATATGGCAGCATCACAACCATTTACTGTTGCATGTGATGGAGGGCTAGTTAAGTCTGCTAACTCAATAGACTTATTAAGAACTCCCGGTGTAGCAAGAGAGCTTAGAAACTTTGAAGTATCTACAGAAGGTGGATATAGGCGTATTAATGGATATGCTAAATTTGGAGGAGGTAGTGCAGTACAACCTACAGGAGGTACAGCAACCATACTTGGTGTGTTTCCATACGCTGATGGAGTTATTGTAACAGTTGGTACAAATATTTATTTTAGTAACACAGGTACAAGTTGGTTACAGATAAATAGAAGCTCAGTATCAGGTAGTGGTGATGACCATACAGCCTTTACAGGACGTAGTGTACTTACAAGAACTGGACAAGGACAATGCCAGTTTGTTTTATTTGAAGGACCAGACTATGATTATGGTGAAGTAATTATAGCTGATGGTGCAAATAAACTGTATAGCTTCCGTATGGAAGGCACAGGAGCACTTACAAGTAGAACATTCTTTGCTGAAGAAATAACAGTTACAGGCACAAAGCATGTTAAGTATATTACTATACATGACCATCACTTAATAGCTGCAGGAGTTGAAGATAATTTAAGTACAGTTTTTTATAGTGTCTATAATGACCCTAATAACTTTACAGGAACTGGTGCCGGTTCCGTAACTATATCTGATCAAGTAGAAGGCATCAAAGGTTTCCGTGAAGATTTAATAGTCTTTGCAGAAAACAGTATACACAAGCTTGTTAATATAAATGATAGTTCTAGTATTCGTATTGATCCTATTACCGAAAACGTAGGGTGTTTAAGTGGATACAGTGTGCAAGAGATTGGTGGTGACTTAATATTCTTAGCACCAGATGGATTAAGAACAGTAGCAGGTACAGCAAGAATTGGTGACGTTGAGCTAGGTACTGTTAGTAAACAAATTCAACCACTTGTAACAGACTTGACAGAAAGTATAAACAGTTATATAATAACTAGTTTAGTATTACGTGAAAAGTCACAATATAGATTATTTTATACTGATACTACTAAAACTAATAGTGAACAAAGAGGTATAATAGGAACTCTTAGACCTGATGGATTTCAATGGTCAGAAACAAGAGGAATAGAAGTTACTGAAATAGGTTCAGGTTTTGATCAAAATGGTGTAGAAAACTACTATCATGGTGATACAGACGGATTTGTTTATGTTCATGATTCCGGTAATGACTTTAATGGTTCTAATATTTTAGCACGTTATGCAACTCCAGATTACGATTACGGAGACTTAGGAACATTAAAAACTTTACATTACTTAAAATTATCTGCAAGTGCAGAAGGTGTTGTAGAACCTGATGTACAAGTTAGATTTGACTATGGTAGTACTGATATACCACAACCACCAAACCCTTTTGATTTAGGAGTAATTGATCCTCCGTCAATATTTGGAGAAGCTTTATTTAATACAAACGTATTTGGTGGAGCCGAGAATCCATTAATAAGAGTCGCACTACAAGGTAGTGGACATAGTAACAGTTTTACAGTAATTAGTGAAGACACAAAAGCACCATATACTATTAATGGTCTTTATATAAATTACGTACCTTCAGGTAGGAGATAATAAATGGCACAAACTTATACACGACAAAGTTCGTTTGCAGATGGGGATACTATAACTGCTGCGTTATTTAATGATGAGTATAATCAGTTAGTTAATGCATTTGCTTATAGTTCAAGTAGTGCAAGTTCTACTGGACACAGACACGATGGTACAGCAGGGCAAGGTGGTAATATACCACAAATAGGTGACTTAGATTTTTTAAACAAGATTGTCGTAGACGACACAAACAACAGATGGGGATTCTACGTACAGGTTTCTTCTTCTGCAGTAGAACAAATAAGACTGCAAGACGGAGCTTTATTACCCGTAACAGATAGTGATGTAGACTTAGGAACATCTTCACTATACTTCAAAGATGCATACATAGATTCAATAACCACAACAGGCAACGTAGCTGTTGGTGGTAATCTTACAGTCACAGGCACAACAACTTTTAATGGTGGTACACTTACTCTTGGTGATTCTGCTGCAGACAATGTTGTATTTGGTGCTGACGTAGATTCAAACATAATACC